CGCCGAGTGGATCGTGGAGATCGGCGAAGGCGACACCGGGAAGGTCCACATCGAATGCGTACCCGTCCCGCTCGCCGTCGAGCTCCTCGACGCCCTCGCCACCGCCCGCGCCCAGGAGCTGGGAGAGGAGACGCCCGCCGAGGACGACACCGCGGGACGCTAACCCCGCCGGACGTGCATGTTCCCGCCCTGCCCAGCCGCTTCCCCGCGGCCGCGCCCCTTGCGGCCCAGCGCGCCGGGCAGGGACGGAGAACCCTGCCGTGGCCTCTCGACGCCGCACGAGCCCCACCGAAGCCGTGCGCCAACTCGTCTTCAACCGCGACAGCGGCCGCTGCGTGCGCTGCGACACCCCCGCGAACCTCACCATCCACCACCGCGTCAACCGCGGCATGGGCGGCGCCCGCGAGGAGTGGATCAACCAGCCGATCAACCTCCTGCTCATGTGCACCGTCTGCAACGGCTGGATGGAAGACCACCCCCGCGAGGCCTACTCCTACGGCTGGAAGGTCCGCCGGCCGATGCTCCCCGGCGAGATGCCCGTCACCTACCCCGGCGGCCGCGAATACGCCCTGCACCCCGACGGCACCCGCGCCATGCTGCGCCCCACCCAGGCAGGTGCCCGATGAGACGCCCCTCGACGTACACCCTGACGATCCCGGTCGGCTTCCGCTGGCACCTGGTCGCGTGGCGCAGCCTCGGAGGCCGCACCGCGAGCCGTATCCGCACCTACGAGGGCGGCCGCACCCGCACCGTCGGCGCGCTCCTGGCCGTGCCCGGCCTCACCGTCGGCGTGCTCCGCGTCGGCAAGCAGCAGAAGGCGAGGCACGCCCGGTGAGCGCCGCAACCATGCCCCGCACCATCCCGCCCCGCGTCCGGCTCGACAGCGCCCCACAGCCCGCTCGAGACGTCCTCGCGGAGCTCGCACGACGCGACTTGGCGCGCCGCACTCCCCCGCATCGCATTGACGTGGTGTACGCTTCTCGGCGAAGGATGCGCGGCTAGGGGAGGCCCCTGCCACCAGCACCCCAGGGTGCGCGCCCGAAAGTCGGGACCATGAACGCCAGTCGCACCAACGACAAGGCAACCGCGGCGGAGCACATCGCCGCCCACCTCGACGCCCACCCCCAGGACGAGCGCCGCCAGCGCGCCGAGGAACTCCACGAGCAGGCACGCCTAGAGCTCGCCGCACTCATCCCCGAGCGCGACCAGCTGCTCACCGCCATCGCCGCCTACGAGCCCCCAGACGTAGGCGCCGCCACCAGGCTCGGCATCACGTGGAAGCAGATGGCCGCCATCGCCGCCGCCACCACCGGCGTCACCGAGCCGTGGAGCAGCCTCCAGCCCGAGGAGCGCGCAGCCGCCGCACGCGCCGCCGGCATCCCGCACCCCGACGGGCTGTGCGACAAGGTCCGGGACGTGTGGGCCGCCTACACGGCCACCTGGGAGCGCGCCCGGGCCGCCCTCGCCGCCGTCTACACCGAGCTCCGCGCCGCGGCCGCCCGGGAAGTCGACGCCGCCCTCGCCCCCATCACAGACCCGGCCCAGCGGCGCGCGGCCGCTGAGGACATTGCCGCACAGGCAAGCCTGGAGATGGCCGCGCTCAAGCCCGAGCGCGACCAGTGCCTTGCCTCCGCCGCCCTGCACGAGTCACGCGAAGGCCTCGCCGCCGACTTCGGCATCACCCACATGCAGATGCGGCGCATCGTCTCCGCCGCGCTCGGCACCATGCAGGACGGCCGCACCCCCGGCGCCTGGCCGAAGGACCCCGCGGCCGCCGCCAAGGGCGCAGGCATCGCGCACCTCCCGGACTGCATCCCGCAGGGGATAGCAGCCGCCCAGCGCTACGAGGCCGCGGAAGCCCGCCGGGATGCAGCCCTGGCGCGCCTGCAAGCCGCGCACGAAGCGGTGCGCACGGCCGGCGGCCGCGTCGCCTCCGGCCCAATGGAGCGCCCCGACTTCGGCGCGATCCGCCACCGCGCCACCGAGGAGCTCCGCGCCGAGTTCGCCGCCATGGCCGTCACACCGGAGGAACGGCTGCGCCGCGCAGCGGACGCCGTCGACCAGGCGGAGGACGAGATGGCCGCGCTGCTGCCCGAGCGGGACCAGGCGCTCGCCTCACTCGCGTTCTTCACCACCGCCCGGGCCGCCTACCACTCCGCAGGCCTGTCCCGTCAGGGCATGCGCCGCGTCCTCGAGCGGGCCCTCGGCCTCGAGCGCGGCGCGCCCCTGCCCAGCCGGGACCAGCAGCCCACCGCCGCCCGGGCCGCCGGGGTGGAGTACGTGGCCAACGCCGCCGAGGAACTCCCGCAGATCGCCACGGCGTACGAAGCCGCGGCCGCGCGCCGAACCGCCGCCATCGAGATCCGCACCGCGGTGATCCGCACCCTGAACGCCGCGCCGTACAGCTGGACACAGACCCGGCTCGCCGAGTCCATCGGCCGCGACGTCGCGATCGTCAACCGCTCCCTCAACCCCGCCACCTGAGTCCCGGGGAGGACGAGCACATGTTCCGGCTGGCCATGTACCAGGTGATCGCCCCCAGCATCATCAGCCTCGCCGCACTCGCGGCGATCGTGCTGCCCCGCGGGGGCCACGAGCTCACCGCGGCACGGTTCGCCGCCGGGGCCGCCACGTTCATCGCGCTCCAGTTCGCCGGTGGCTACCTCGGCCGCCGCCTGGCCGCGCGACGCCCCGGGAAAAAACTTCCGCCCCACCTGTAGCGTCTGCGCGCCTCACTCCGTCTATGGCGGTGAAGGCAGGTCACTCACCCCGCCGGACGGCCCCCTACTCCCCCCCAGGGGGCCGTCCAACCCCACCAGGGCCCCCGGGCCGCACCTCCAATGCCCTAACCCCCCCAGGGCCACGGAGAACGGACGACGGGCACGGGGGCCCCTTCACTGCCCGGGACGCTAGCGGCGGCCGCCATGCACGGTGCGCCCCATGGCCGCCCCGAGAACCCCGACCCCCGCCGTGGCCGCCGCGCAGACCGTCGTGGACAACCGGAGCGGCGTCCGCTCCAAGGAAGCGACGAGCATCGCCGACACGCTGCTCCGCGCCCCCATCCCCGTCCGCCGCGCAGCGCTCAAGACGCTCGACGGCAACGACCTGGCGCACGTCCTGGCGGAGGTCGAGCGGGAGACCGGCACCCTCTACGGCCTGTGGGCCGACACCCCCAGCGGGTTCATCGAGGACGTGTTGGGGGAGTCGATCTGGTCGAAGCAGCGCGAAATCGTGGACGCCGTCCCCACCCACAAGCGCGTCATGGTCCCCGCGGGCTTCGGCGTGGGGAAGACATACATTGCGGGCCGGATGGCCGCGTGGGCGGGCGCGACGAACCCCGTCGGCACCATGCTCGTGGTCACCACCGCCACGCGTTTCCGGCAGGTCCGTAACCAGCTCTGGCCGCACATCCGCAAGGTGGTCTCCCGGGCCGGCCTGCCCGGTTTCTGCGACGAAGTCCAGTGGAAGATGCCCGACCAGTGGGGCAACAACGTGATCGTGGCCTACGGCTTCACAGCGCAGGCCCACGACGAGGCCTCCATGCAGGGCATCCACGGCAATCCCAAGCTCGTCATCATCGTGGACGAAGCGGGAGGTCTCGCCAGAAGTATCGGTAACGGCACCAACAACTTGTTGACCGGTGACGCGCGCATGCTCGCCATCGGCAACCCCGCCATGGACGACCCCCGCTCGTGGTTCGAAGTCATGTGCGAGGAAGGCGACGACCCCGACGAGCCCGGCACGATCACCATCCCCATCGCCACGTTCGACTCACCGGCGATCACGGGGGAGAAGGTCCCCTACTGCCTGGACTGCCCGCCGTCCACCGAACGCCACTCCCTGGCCATCCACCTGCCCGCACAGGACTGGATCGACCGCACCATCCGCGAATACGGCGAAGACCACCCGTACGTCATCGCGAAGGTGCACGCCAAGTTCCCCAAGGGCGGCGGCGGCAAGGTCATCCCCACCACGTGGGTGGAAGACGCCAAGAACGCCGAAGACCCCACCGGCCCCGGCTGGGTACGCCTG